ACTAAGATACAGGCTATATCGTCTACCTCTTCCATCCGTGGTAAGAAGTATAAAAATGATAGGCCTTTTTGCATTATAGCAGATGATTATCAAGGTAAAAGCGATATTATAACTCAAGAATCGCGAGAAAAAAAATATCGGACGTGGATGGATGATGCTGGTTTTGCTGGTGATGAAGCTGTTTATCGTAATGGAATAAAAGTAAAAATGGCTACAAAATTTATAGTGCTTGGGACTATATTACATCGGGATTGCTTTATGAGTAGGATTCTTAAAAATAAAGAATATAAGCATATAGTAAGAAAAGCAGTTTTAGTTGATGATGTGGATAAACTTTATGAGAATGGTTTATGGTCTCAATTTAAAAAAATATACTTTAGTGATATTTATGATGACTCTAAAGCCGCTGCCACTGAATTTTACTACCAACATGAATCTGAAATGCAATATCCTATTTCATGGCCGGGCAAATGGAAGTGTGAAGAACTTGCCATAAAATATTACAATGATGAAATAGGCTTTAAACAAGAGTTGCAGAATGATGCCAGTAAAATTGGTATCAAAAAGTTTAAATCTTTAATAACTCAAACGCCAGAGGAGATTGAGGCCCATACATTTATTAAAACTATGTTATGTATTGATCCTGCCGGGACGGATAATAAGAATAGTGAAAAGGAAGATTACTTTGCTTATCTAGTTGGCAGTCTTGCGACTAATGGATTCAAATATGTTCGCAAAGGTGAGGTGTTAAAACACGAATATGAGGATTATACAAAACATACATTAGAACTTTTAAATAAGTTTATTAAAATAACCCATATTTACATTGAGAAAAATACTTATATGGGTGCAGATGTAAAGAAATTAAAAGAGTTAATAGCTTTAGATCCAAAACTAAAAAATAGGAAATTAGAATTTATAAATGAAATGCAGGGTAAGAATAAAGACGAAAAAATTGATACTATCGTTTCAGATGTTAATAATGGACGAGTTATTTTTAACTCAGATGATATTGATTTTGAAAATCAAATAATGGATTTTTGTGGTCAAAAGTTTTCACAACATGATGATGGTCCAGACATAACAGCTGAGTTTGTAAATAGAATTAGTGATATAAAGATTACAGGACAATTTAAAATGAATTGGGTTTGATTTATTTGGAGGGGATTGTTAATGCGTAAGATAACTGAACTTATTATTAAATATAGTGAAGCAGTTAAAGAAAAAAAACATGATCATTTTGTAATTAGGATACCAATACGCGAAATTGAAAATGTAGAAGGTTTGCCAGATGATTTAATTTTATTAAGACAAAGAGATTTGCCAATGACTGATGAAATTGAATTGATGTATGAAATTTTGAAATAAGAATCTCAGAAAAGTAATACTCTTATTTTAATTGAAAGGCGGTGAGAAAAATAGGATTCTTTAATTTTAGAAAAACAGTAGTTAAAGTAGTTACCGCGGCTAAAAGAAAAATGTTTGATGGATATTATTCTCAGCAAACGCGCATGGCCCCTGATATGAATACATCGGATTTTTTGCGTTCATACGGGCAAATCGGATGGCTTTTTGCTGCAGTAAATCGAATAAGTCAGAATGTTGGTAGTAGTGAATGGAAGTCTTTTAAGGGTGATGTGGTTCAAACAAATAGTTTAGCAT